ATCTTCGCAAGAGTCTCGATTTGCGCCGTAGTCGGCGGGTACTCACCTAAGTCATTCGGGCGTGCATTGTAGCAGCAGCATAGAGCGATGGCAATGCTACCTGTGTTCCTATGCCAGGTTGCTTTCGGTACTTCATCGAGTGGTCTTGTGTAGATGATTTCACCGTCTCCGTCAACATTAAAATGATAATCATGGAACGTCGTAAAATACCGTCCTGCCGTCCAGTGTCCGTAAGTTGTTGCTGGCCACGGGAATTGATAAAAATAATCCCGTTTATTTTTGAGTTCCTGCCGAAGTTCTTCTATCGTCATCTCTACGCACTTCCTTTCTTGTTTCTTTTTTTATTTCTTTTTCTGCGGCGTCCGGCCGTCCGTCGTGATTCTTGTCTACACAAAAAACACTCACAAAAGTAAAAGCACCGACTACTGCCGGTGCCGTAAACTCTTTGAAAAAATTGATGAGTAGCGTTGTATTTGCTACTCCCGTTCGATAAAAATCATGTACCCACGCCGCGATCACCATTAAAAATAAAACGATAAGTCCAGCACCGTACACGTAGACGATCTGCATCGATGTCCGTACTCGACCTTTTATTTTCGGCGCGTACTGTACCGCCATGTTCCATATTTTTTTTAACATATCACAGCACCTTCCCGATTAATGCGATGACAACAGATACGATGGTCGATATAAGCCCCGCTACCTTGTAAATGTTGTCTATTCGATGATGCGCGGATTTAGCGCTCTGTGCTGCTCTTTCGTGCGCCAACTGCAGCTCCTGCATTTTCGGAATCATTTCAACAAGCATATCCAGCTTTGTCTCAATTCTGACGATTCGTTCCAACGCTTCCGGGCTCATATCCCCCATACTCATTATTTGCTATACCTCTTAATAAAATTAATGCCGAAGGGGCATTTCGCCCCCACGGCAACGTAAACATTATTCGTATTTAATCGAGAAATTAATCGGTTTCCCGACGTTCTCTTTCAACTTCATGAAGTCCGCATTCGAGAATCCTCCGGATATAGTCTCCGTCACTTCACGCGTTGCATCGAATGTTACATCTCCTATTTGGGCTTTGATAATCGTTGTAGTGTAGATCCCGGGTTTATTATAAAAAGCACTAATCCCGTCTACTGTAAGAGTAGCCACTGCAAATTCACCGATATTGACTATTTCCACGTGGGAAACTTGATATCCACCACTCGCAGTGTTGATTGTATCGCCCGTTGCAATCAATGTATTCTCGTCGTTTTCAGTAAGCGTCAAGGTTCCTTGAATATCAAGTGTCGGAGAATCTCCTATTTTCGTAGCCGCTGTTGCAGTAATCTGTTCGCCTCCGGAGATTGTGTAGTCATCAACCTCTTTACCCATCACGATCCCGTTGATGACAATATTTCCCGCTTCATATCCCGCCACGGGTACTGCTTTAATGCCCAACGTAGATACTACCATAGTATACGCTTTTTTATCCCCCGTTTCGTCCGGCGTTCTAAGAAATTTCGGCGTAATAACAATACTCTGATGTTCAAGCTTTTTCGCTACATAGATTTTCGGGATTTCTTCCCCTGTTCCACCTGTCGGAATAGACAGAATGGCAGGTGCCATTTCAGCAGGTTTATATGTTGCGGTTGTACCTAATTTTTCTCTAATTGCATTCGCAATAGCGGCTACACTTTCGACAGATATTCTCCCTTTTGTCATGATTAAAAACTCCTTTCGTCTAAATCTACATACTCTTCTTTCCCGATTTCGGCGCTCCCGTTGATGAGTGCATCAATGATTTCTTGCCTTGTGATTGTCATACCTCTGCTCCTTTTTAAAATGATGTGTTATCCACATCGGAAATAGATTGCACGGCTTTTTGTATCGCCGCATATATAGCACCGGACGTCAGCATTTTCTTGCTGTTCTCCGTTGGTGCGCTGTCAAAAACTAATTTATCTTGCTTGTCGTTTAGTTCTGATTCTTGTGCGTATCCTGCAAGTGTCTGATTAAAGTTATTCGTCACCGATGTTATTGCGTTCGTTAATGCGACAGTAGACACTTTATCATTTAGTGCAGTTTCGTTTACCGGCATATACCCTAATGCCGTTTTTATTTTATCTGTCGTCAGAGAGTAATTCTCAAGACTCGCCAGTTTGGCTTTCTCTTCCGCCGTGTAGTCGTTTGTAGATAAGCCCTTTCCGTCTACAGACTGTACGTATTTCTGCTTATTGATGTACTCCTTGACGGTATTAAGAATGGAATTTACATCGACAATGCCAGATAAATTACCTTGCACTGCTTGATATAGCACCTCAAAGTTATTGATGATATAGTCTAAAATTCCCCGATTGTCAGAAGAAGTAAATACAGTATGCTTGCCGTAAGTCCCTTCTTGAATGATTTTATCGTTCTCATCCCTGATTTCACCGTGTTGGAATATCGTTAGCTTCATTCGCCGTTTCCTCCATTTCTACAATTTTTCCATCAATAAGTACAAGCCGTGAAATATCCGGATATACTATATCGGATTTTAAAACTGTTATATCCGGCTCTCTTTGTATCGCGCCGTCAGAAGAAAACCGACAAACGCCTCCGCTATCAAATCCGTACCACAATTTATGCCTCCTTTATTTAATACCGATAACCATGTAACCGCATAACGGGTCGGGATAATCCCCTGATATTTCTTTGGCATGCACCCTTCTTCCGTTCATCGAAAAAGAATAAGTACTCCGCGCATTACTCATTAGAAATGCCGTCCACACGCAGTCCTTTTCTTCATATCCTTCCGGGAGGGGAATTGTAAAATCTCCTTTCCCAGTACCTTTTAAGATCGAGACGGCTCTAACGTTGTAGCCGTTAATTCTTACAGAATTACCATCTATGGTACCCGCCTTGAGCGTCGCCCCCACGATGTTCCCATCTGGATCAACAGAAAAAGTATTCGACGCATTTCGTATTGTTGAACCGATTAATGTTGTCCCCGATATAGTTCCGCCTTTAAGATTGCCGACGTTAGCCGATACCGCCTCAAGACTATTAACACTAATCTTATTCGCCGTTACCGCGCCTGCTGCTATCTTGTCTGATGTTACGGCATTTGCGGCGAGCATACCGTTTACTATGACATTATTATCAATAGTCGTTTTGCCGGTGATGTGCAGATAACCGCCGTCAATCGTGGTTCCTTTCGGTGTTAAATTAATGCGATTGATGATCTCATTATCTTTTACCCGAAGTTCAATAGCGTTGTTCAACTGCGTTAAGGCGCTGTATGTCTTGTAGCCGTCTTTTTTATTCAAATTGGACACTATCTGATTGACGGATTTATGACTAACCTTCCCCGCTTCCAGTGCTTTTTTGATTGATTCGTCAACTTTTTTAAGGCTAATTGCTCCATCTTTCAGCATTGATTCGTCAATAACAAGTTTCACTGTGACTGTGTTTGACGGCGACCGTGCTCCCTCGCCGAACATGTCATAATAAGCGACAGACACTTCATAGACGTTTTCAGGGCAAGAATACGAGTAAACACTATTCGTTGTTGTTACCCTCGTGATGTTCTTACCAGCGGGGTCTATGTATACCGCCATCCCTGCACAGTCGGCAGGGATAGGATTAGCGACAACGGAAAATCCGCCGATTGCCGATATTAAATCGGGCTTAGGTGGAGCTAACGGTGCGGGCTTGTTATACGATATTGTTGCGGGTGCAGAATATTTCCCTTCCGTATTGCAGGCGAACAGATATAATGTTCCGTTGCGTTTTGTCAGCGTAACATCAAAAGATAGCCCATCTGTTCTTGCAAGCAAAGCGTCTGAATCCCCGCCCGCGTTACTGTTTGTCCTAAGCTCGTAAAACTGTACGTCGGCGTTGGTCACGGGATTCCACGATAAATGCGCTACACTTCCAATAACCATTTTGAAGTTGTCGGGGGTGTTTGGAATTGTGGATTTCAGTGCAACCAATTTGTCGATTTTCGGTGCAGTATCAGGAAGATTAAACACGCCCCGTCCGTCAGCAGTCGTGACAGCTATTCTGTAAGTGTCACCTGGTAGCGCTTGCGGAATAATCAGCTGTCCTTTCCCCTGCCCTGCGTATACCCACGCTCCAGCAAAGCCGAGTTCATCGGCACTTAGCCCGTCTTCTATGACGATTGCCTCGCCTTGTACGTGGTTTGTTTTATACCAGACACGTCCGATTAAATCTTTGGATTCCCACGATACGAGAATATCGTATCTATGCGACCCATTTGGTAGTGTACGATACCGCGTGTATGCTTTGATGTTTTTCGGTGTCTCCGCAGGATGCAGCCATGCGGATAAATCAACTCTGGCCGTAGAGTAGTCAGATCGTTTTCCGAGTTCGTTTTCGGCATATACGCGAACAGTGTATTTCTTTGTTCCATCTGCTTCAAAAGTATAAGAATTTTCGCTGTTTTCAAACCTTCCGCGGTGTACCCAGACATTAGCCCCGTCTTCTTTTGTCTCAAGATATACAGTATTGGCCGTTTTAGGATTAATCCAAGCGCAATGCACAGAGCAGTCTGTGCCGGCTCCGTAACCCGTTTTAACGGTACAAGTAATGGTAAGGTCTGTCGGGCCGTTAACGATATTATCGTATTGAGCAATTTCGGGTACTTTACTCGTATCCGGGCTGTACAATTCCGGATAATATTCGATCCCGGTAATAGTCCGAGTAGCGTCGTCCATCCCTTTTTCAATAGCTAAAACCTTGAACATCTTAGCTATTTTTCCCGTTTTACCTGCAGCATAAACTGCATCTGCAGAAAAACCGGTAGCGTCTGAAACTGTTACTTTACTTCCGTCTATTGACGTGATTGCAGTTTCATAGATTTTATCGGTATCTTGATCGCGAACGAAAATCGAACTGTAATCAACGTCGATAGGTTGATCCAGCGTTAATTCTTTTCCGTTAACGCTAACAATCCGACCACCAGTGCCCCACGTCGTATTATCTGTTTGCACAAGAATGACATCACCAATTGTACAGGCGATAGCATCAACAAACGCATCAAACGAAACTGTACGAATTTCATACTTATTCGACCGGAGTTTATATCGTCCGAACGCATAGGCTTGTTTCAATGAGGTACACCCCATCAGCTCAATCTGCACAGGCTGCACATTTCGTTCTGCAGTATCGTAATCATCACCGTAGACGGTCAGCACGTCGCGTTCGTAGTTCTTATCTTTATTCAGAAAAGATATTTCAACTGCGTTTGCCCGCTGATCCCGAGCCTGAAATTCCTCTTTAAAAGAGTCCTTTTTCATGTTGGCGACAGTAAACAGCTGGACAGGTGTTCCTGCGTAGTCATAGACGCAAGAGAACTTTGTACCCATCAATAGAATAGCTCCGCGACCAACGCGGCACGGGTAGTCTTTTGCATCCCACACGGACATAGCGCTGTCGTACAAATAGTTAAATGCCATCCCGGCATTAGCACATGCTGCTGCCCACGCTTTGAAAGCGTAATAATCTATGTTTTCTTTTCGGACGCCGTCGGCCTCATATTCAAATCCGCCCTCGGTATCGTCAATTTTCAGGCAGTGGTGCAGGATATCATAAGTAGCCCATGCCGGATTGTCTGCCGGCCGTTCTTCGTAATGCTTTGTTGCCGGATTCCAGACGTTGACGTTCTTACGCGTAACAAGGCATGTCATAGATGGGTCGTTCCCGGACAACTGGTCGGTAGCCAATGCCTTTATTCCGATAAGTGCTTTGCCCGGGTACTCGAAGTCGTCATAAATAACTTGAGTAACGCCTTGCCACTGCACTTTATTCGCGTACCGGATAGAAGTGCCCGCTTTTTTTGTACATCTTGCGCGCACTTCGTATCGTGCAGGTTCCAGATCTCGGACAGCATAGACAAGATAAAAAGCTTTATTAGTGTTTTTCTTAATCCGACCTACGTCAATATTCTTCCAGTCGGCATCACCCACTTTTCGATATTGTGCTTCCAGGTCAATCCACGTCTCTGAAGTACCACCGCTATCATTTGAATAGTACAGACCGGCGGGGAATGAAAATGTTAATTCAAGCCCCTGTGCTGTATTTCCGTCTAATTTATGCGTATGCCAGTTACTGTCATCGTTGAGTTCATAAGCAAGCCCTGTATCAGCATAAGAGTCATTAAAATTCGGAATAATTTTTTGTGTATTCGCGCCCAAACGGATATCTACCTGCACATCGGCATAGTTGCTTATCGGATTTCCATTGATTTCGATGTTAGATATTTCATCAATCGGCCCTTCGGCTACACAGTAGAGTATATTCAGATACTGCTTTTCACCTTCGGACACGACGTGCCGCGCAAGCATAATACCCGAAGTCTTAACAGTGCCGTAAACAATAGGCAGGGGATATCCCTGCCCTGTTAACGTCGTCGGAGCGCCCCATCCGTAAGTATTTGACTGCTCAGTGTTACTTAAGTCTGCTTTCGGTGTCGGCGTCAGCTTGTTGACTAACGCATTCCCGACCATACCGATTGCAAGAGATAACCCCATACGCGCCCACATGCTCATCATGCTGCTGCCGATAAGACCCGCCCCGACGCCTGCGGACAAAACAGTAATTCCGATGGATAAAATCCATCCTAAAGCCTTACCCTCGATTTTCGGCATGACAACGAGCTCTTCTCCATCTGCAGGAGTATAATCCGCACTGCAGGGGACGCCGTTAATTGCGTATACTTGCTCCCCTTCTTCAGAATGGTATTCTTTAGCCGTTTTCCCACTGCATGACTCGTAATAATCTTTTCTTTGCCGCCTGTCAAACGGATTATTAACGATAATTACATGAATCATTTATACATTCCTTTCAATCGCGGTAAAAATTTAGAAAAACGCTCAATGCACACGCCGCCTTCTGTGGCGTGCAGAAGTTGATTGTCACCAAGATATACCCCGGCATGGTCAATACCACGGCCCTTAATCGAATATATGCAAATACAACCGATTTCTGGCTCTTCGAGTTCTTGATATTGATCGTGGCCGTCAGGAGTTCCGGCAGCAGTGAGCAGTTCACGGTAATCCGGTAAACTCTTGCCGTCCCGGCGGTAATACTCTTGCACCAAATCCCAACATTTCATTTCTGAAAACGGTTTTCCGATTAAATCAGTTATCTCTAACATAGAGGCCTCCCTGCGGCACTGTCGGACATCCTCCAAAACGTTTGTTATTCCCACATTTGCGGCAATCAGAAAGAGTTTTGTTGCAGGTTGTCACCGGTCCTTTATATCCACATCTGCGCCCTTTGAATTTGAACGGACAAAAATCTTTCAATACGCGAGTTGCAGGGAAGCGTTTCTGCAACGAAAAACTGGTGCCAATATTCAGCGTTGCTGTCTTTTTATCTGCAGATGAGCCGATAACGTCGAATACTTCTTCATCTAAAATCTCATCTGGGACATTTGTATTAATAGCTTTAAGAGACACGGTAACGCCGTCCGCGCCATCATATTTTTCAAGCAAAGCCTGCATAGATCCGGTGATGTTGCTGATATTCAATCTTGCCGATGGCATCTCTGTACTACTTACTTTGATTTTATCGACGCTGAATGCGTAAGCGTAATAAGTGACACCTTGAAATACAATATTTTCATTATTAGCTACTAAGTGCAGACTTTCATCTCTACACGTAATATCACAGAGAAGAAGATCAGCACCGTTAGAAGCCGTTTTATTCTTTTCAATGATTGCGGCTGTAGATAATTCCATTTATGCCTCCTCCAACGTTACCTGCCCTGAAAATAATCCGGGATTAACAAGGTCAAATTCGAGATCCCCAGAAAATCGGACGGTAAACGTCTGCCCTGCGAATTTACACCCCGGTTCCGGCGGATACGTCCATTGGAATTTTAAAGCATTGCCGTAGGTCTGATTGTTAAAAAATGTATCAAGCAATGAATAATCGGCCGCGGGTAAAGCTGACCACTGCAAAGTAAAATGCAGCGGTTTTTTCGTAAACCTCGGCCGCGTGTTGATAGTTTCATTGTCCTGTTCCATTTTGTACGTGTGGTCTACTCGCTTGTGTTTCAGCGGATAGATAGGATTTTTTATATTCGGGAATTTCAGCATATTAACCTCCGCGGACGCCTGCTATAACATCCCGCATGTGACCTTCATTTGTGTAAACGGCATCTGTCACTGTCTGCAGAATAATCGTTTGCAGAACGCGTCCATCTGCCTGCTGCGTTGTCTGTTTTTTAGCCTGCATCGGCGTACCGGTATTATTCTGAACAACCACCTGTACCTCCGGCGCCTGCCGACCTACGTTGACACTCGGGATAATCGTGCCGGATGTACGCGGAACGAACAGCTCCGGTCTGCGTTCTCCGACGATGTATGCCTGCCCGGCAGATACCGGGCCGCCATTAGCGCGAAAACTAAGCTTAGGCGCTACAGACGCAATCATCCGGTCGCCCCAGCTCTGGCTAAAGCTGCCACCGAGAGAAATCCCAGTTCCGAGGCCTCCCCCGCCACCGCCTAAAAACCGGCTTAAAAAACTCGTCACGACCTGTTTTGCCATGAAATTAGCGATTGCTTTTAACATACTTTTCAGCATATTACCAAAGGAGCTTCCGATATTTTTAAAATCAAGAGTCAGCACATCGGTAAACATATCTGTAAAACCGTCTGCCATTGAGGATGCAACACTGCTCATGGCGTCCTGCATCTGCTTACCTTTAGACCCGAAATCCTCGACCATTTGCTGAAGCGCATTACCCCACGCCTCGCTCCAAGTTTTTGGTTCTTTAGCCAGCTCGTCGTCCCGCTGCTTCACGATAAGCGCAAGCTGCGCGTTATACCAGCGCTCTACTGCAAGTTTAGCTTCAGCACTATCTTGAGTCAGTGCAACTTCTTTTAGCTTGTTCTCTTTTTCGCGTTTTAGCTTTTCCAGATCAATTTGATACTGTGCTTCCGCCTGCGCCGAAATGCTTTTAGTCATTTTAGCCAGTGCAAGGTTTGTATCATTGACAAGATCTGTATTAGCTTCTTTCCACTTTTTTACAAGTTTATCTTTTATAACACGTCCGTATTCTTCGAGTTTTGCCTGCAGAGCGTCCGTATTAACTCCTGCGGCCGCGGCTTCTTCGATTTCTTTTTTTACTTTAGCTATTTCATTGTTTAGTTTACCGAGACCCTTTTCATAAGCAGTTCCTGTTTCGTCAAGGATTTTATCGGATAGATCCGAAACAGCATCGGTGATCTTTTTTGTCAGTTCTTCAATTTTCTTTTGCGCTTTGTCTATGGCACTGCCTCCGCCTCCTGAACCGCCGACGCTTCCGCCACCACCAACAGAGCCACCACCTTGATTAACAAAATCAGTAGGCCCCGTCTCCACTTTTGAAGTAATATTGCCGTCAATTGTCACAAGATTGGTCAGTGCTTGAAACGTTTTAGAGTTTGTAACGGCGTCTTTTGCAGATTCAATTTCTGCGCCGACCATACTTGCGATCTTTCGGATGGCTGTACCGACGACCCCAAGCTTATCCAAGCATGCATTTACGAAATCGACAATAGCGTTATACGCCTGCGACAGCCAGTCGCCCACAGTCGCTAAAAATTGATTAGCCATTTGCACGATGCCACTAAGCAGTCCGTTATACAAAGTGGCAAACGCACCACTTATACTGTTCAGTACGCTTACGATATAAGATTCTACCGAACCAATAACCGCCGCAATGTCCGCGATAACACCGCTTACCACGCGCCACACATTAACCGTCACCGTTGCGACAGTGTCTAGCATATCCAAAAATAGTTTGCCGTCGCCTTCTAAAAGGGGCTTGAACAGATCGCCAAGAGCGGATGACAAATTGTCAATAACAGGCATGATCGCAGAAATCCATTGCCCGATTGAGTTGAAAAGGTGGCTAATATGATTCGCAAGCCCTTTGGGAACCAAGTCATCAAAAATATGCGACAATCCTTTAGTATTTACATTTTTAAGAGCCTTATCAAACATGTCACGAACTTTGCCGATTGCATTTTTCATGCTGTTAAAAAGAGGCTCTCCTATTTTACCGAGTATCTGGCTGGCGTTATCGTTAATAGTGCTCAACATACCAGAAAAAGAATTGGACATCTTGTCCATCATATTTGGAAATCTTTCATTCATGCCATCGGTCAATGCCTTTATAGCTGCATCAGCGCTTATACCTTGATTCCCTATGTCGGACAATTGATCTGCGGCAAGACCTAAGTTTTTAGCTAAAATATCTTTGACTGGAATCCCCAGCTGAGACAACTGCATGACGTCCTGCCCCATGAGCTTTCCGGTTGTTTTGATCTGTCCCATTACGAAGGCAATCTGCTTCAGACCTTCGGTTCCTCTGCCAAGACCCGCTGCTGCGTTTCCAACTGCGGTTAAAGTGGGAATAATATCTCTTGCCTCAAACCCGAACGCTTTTAACTGCTGCGCCGCAGGAGCAATATCCTTAAATTCAAAGGGGGTATCGGCCGCAAATTTACGCAGCTGATCCATCATAATTTTTGCGTCCTGTGCAGAACCGAGCATAGAAGTAAATGCGATATTGGTCTGCTCCATCTTAGCGTTGTAGCCTATAAATTTATCACCTGCGGCACCGAGAGCTGCGCCTAACCCTGCAACTGCCGCAGTTACTCCCGCAATCGCCAATCCTGCGGGACCCGCTTTTGATAGAATCCCGGTAAGCCCCCCGGACGTTCCTTTTCCTATAGAATTGATTTTTTGCGCTATGCTCGAGATCTTAGATTCCGCGCCCGATGTATCCACATTTACATTGATATTTTTGTCCCTGAGCTTATTCAGTTCCGCCTTAACTTTGCTGATAGACCCCGAAGCATTATCCTTTGCTTCAATTCGCGCTTCAATCGTTTTAGTGCTGCTTGCCAATTTTCCTCACCTCTTCCCGCATGATCATTTCCATCGCATTTATCTTTTTTAAAATCCCCGGAGTTACATCAATCCCGAGTACAATTGCAACCTGAAATAATGCGTTATAATCAATTCCAATAATGTCGCCTAACCCGCTGGTACGAACTTGCCCCGCACAGTAGCTCCAAAGCTCCCACGTTTCCGTGTTTTCTCCTGACAAAAAAGGCCTCCTATGCTCGCAATCAGCACAAGGAGGCTTCTTATTCAGTTTTCTGTGCAGCTTTTGACAATTCTCGCAGTATTCCTGATGCGGTGACCATTCCCAGCGGTAGGCATCCGTTAGTTTTTTACTTCCGCATCCGTTCCGTATGTTTTTTCAAAAGTTTTTGTAGCAATCCGGATCATTTCGCGATAAGAGAGTTCTTCATCATCAGCAAGTTCTGGATAAACATGATCAAAAACCCATTCAAGAGCTTCAATTGTCTTTGTTTTATCCGCCTCGCCAAGCAAAACTAAATCAAGACCCGCTTTACGCAGGTCTTTGACTTGCTTTCTCGTCATTGTCTTTATTTCGACCATCAGTAAGACTCCTTATCATTCTTCAACACAACCTGCACAGTACTTTTCTGCGCATTGCTTTCGTAAAATGCATTCCACGCAAATTTCACCGAAACACCCGCAGGACCATCGATTGGCGCATCGTGTGGTTCGATCTGCACTTCCGGGAAAATAAATGCCAAGCTGCAGTTTTCCGACATTTTAAAACCGATTTCAAGTGATGTTTTCGCGCCGGTGTCTGCAAGCGACATCATAGAAGTATCCATAAACAATGCTTCAATGTTCCCGCTTGCTTTAAACAGCCCCTCCGGAATATCTCCGCGAATGCCACCCTTGCCGACAACATACTGATCACCATCAAGCCCTGCGTCCAAAGTAAAATCGCCCGTTTTAACAATTTCACTTTCCGTGCCACCAATCTTGACATATGTGTGATTCTGCGAAATGGGGAGCTTCGCTACTGACGTAGCCGACGCGTCATACGTAGCGGACGCAATTTCACGCAGAGCGCCCATGATGGCCAGCTCAACGGTCATTTCACTATCCTCGCCGAAGCCCCATTTCAGCGTATTCACTTTGCAGCCGCGGTACAGAAAGTACTTACCTGAATCAGGAAACGCTTTCTCAAGAATAAAAGATGGCTGCGTGTCGCCAACTTTATATGTGTGCGTATTGACGCCTGTGCCTTTTACACTCGTAGGCGCGCCAAGTAACGCTTTTAACCAGTAGCCGATAGCACGGAAATCTGCCGGGATGGTCACATTTCCGTCAACGCTTACGCGCCCCAAACTGGAAATCGTGTTATTACGACTCCCGGTAATCGTATCCGAAGAGATAAGCGTCTGCTTTTTCTCCATTTCATTTTTGTTAATCGGCAGCAGTATTCCTTTTTTCGTTACCGGTGCCTTGTTATAAGCGCTTTCAAAATCTATCGTAGTAGAAGCTTTATAGCCTCTCGCTTGTACTGCCATATTCAATCCTCGCTTTCATATACAGTAACTGTTATCTCATATTGCACGCCGTACAGCGGCCGCAAACCGCCCGGATCTCCCGTCTTCCGGCTAACCCGAATATCCATTAACTGAATATTGTTTGTCACTTTGCCCGACACGGCGCGGATTTTCTGCAGAACGGCATCCACTTTGCTTTCCAGCGCGGCCAGTTTTTCATAGCCGATAGATAGTTCTGTGCCGTCATATCGAATCCAACATTCAAGATACAGCGTCACAGTTTCATAATCGACCATATCCGAATCGGTGTCCGGCTGTTCATTTCCGCGTATAAGCAGAATAATTCCATCAGTATTTTTAATCGCCCGCGGATCGTATGCACCCAGTTTTATTTCCTGCGCCGCTTTCTGTTTTTTTAGTTCAGCCTGCAGGTATTTCAAAATATCAAACCAAGCCATACTTACCCCCGAAAGATTTTAACCGCTCGAAAACCGGCAGACTGCGAAGCCCCTGTAAAAGCCTCCGCAGTCTGCAGCCGGTTCTCCAGCATTTTTACTTCATCTGAATATATCTGCACCTTTTTCGCGTACGCATCGATGTCCTTGCCATCGCTATACATGCTGCCTGGTAAGCCGAACGATTTATTAACCGCCGTCGCGTGGAAAGCATAAGCGGTAGTAAACCGTTTGACTAATACCGTAGCCTGCACTTTTGATTTCTCAACGCCTACTTGTGACGCCAAATAATATAAATAGTCATGCGCATCGGCCAGTGTCTCTTCGGTTAGAACTGGCCCCAGCAGTTCATCTTTTGTTATTAAATCATCGACTGTTAAGAGCATTTTCTACCTCCAATTTAGCTAATTCCGCATACCGGTCAAATATGGAGTCAATCTCACTATCGCACGCATCTAAAGCGTTAAAAACAAAAGGATCCCCGGCAAATCCGGGGTGGCGGACGCTTTTAGCGAAAGCAAATCTACCACCCGATGGCCACCGAAGAGCCTTTTTGTTTTTAGGGCGAATATTATGCGCAGGAAATCCGTGATGTACAAAATACCCATAATGGGCACGATTTGAATCCAGTGTGATAACTCCGGTCAGCCCTCCAGCTCTATAATCCGTCATTACAGACTGCTCCAAAGCGCCAGTTCTTGATTTAAACCTGTGATTATCCTGCGCGTACTCCGCCACAGTCAAAGTGCTCTCCTTAACCGCCTGCCTTAGCCGCCTCTTGAAGATATCCGCGGTACTCATTCTGCATCAGCTGCTTTTGCTCTTGAAGAACGCGTCCTTTTCGGCTTCTCCTGTGTTTCATTGGCCTGTTCCTCGGTTTCGACGTCGGCTGCAGGATCCTCTTCGGTTTCTGCAGTTTCAGAAGCTACCGGCTGTACTTCCGGCTGTACTTCCGTAGCTTCATCTTCAATAACGGTATACCCGTGCTCTTTGAACCACTCAATTAAATAGGCGTCAGAAGTTTCTCCGACGCCCTTAACGAATGTCACAGAAGCACTTTCGCCGGTATAATCTTTATTCGGCGCTATAATCTGTGCCATCTTGTACCTCCTTATTTAACTTTGATGTTTCTGAGAACCGCAGCCGCTTTCGTCGCTTTCAGTGCAACAGCAGCCACCATTTCTACCTCACCCGACTTTACCGCCCCAGATGTCTTGAAATCAGGCAGCCATGTCTGCACCGGAGCTACACCCGCCATCGAAACAGCATGGAATCCGTCAATGCCGAAGCGTACTGCGTAGAGAGACGTTGTGCTCTTGGCCGTATCAATCGGCACAACGGGATCATTAGACCCGGATTTTGCGCCGAGATTGACAATCGGAATGCCGTTATAAGTGAGTACAGGGCGCCCGAAATCATCCTTCGTTTCAGTGTAAGCTACCGCGCGGCGGACAACAGCCTTGAATTTTGTGAAGAGCGCCGCGTTCATAAGAAGCGCGGACGGCTCGCCATCCATTAATCCTAAGCATTCATCGAGAGTGTCGAGGAATGTCCTATAGTTGCTGTCAATAGCAGACCCGGAAGACAAGTCAATTGCCGCTGCGGGTTTGTATTCCGTAGAAGACCCGGTCAGCGCTTTTTCAAGCCCGTCAAATGCTTTGTTGTTCGTTCCGGTGTCGCCATTGATAACGGTATCGTTCCAAAGTGCGGACGCAGCTTTGATTTTCTGTTGCATTTGGAAAGTTACCTCATTCTCGACACCGCCCATCTTCGCAATGACGCGGTCTACTTTGTATGAACCGCCGAAAATCGCCAGATTGACGGATTTCTGTTCTTTTTCGGCTTCCTGTGCAGTGTACTCTTCGTTAACGGCTCGGAAGTCAGCTTTCGGCTGTGTTTTCACGCGGTTGTATGAGTAGGTCAGCGTAGCTCCGCCGCCCACGGGGGATACTACGTCAGCAAAAATAATATGATCCCAGATAAAATTTGATTTTGCGTACTCATCGATGGTCATTGCTTGAAGATCATCCTGTACATTGAGTTTTGCCTGTGCTAAAGTTACCGGCATGTGTTTTTACCTCTCTTTTCTTTAAAAAATTACTTATTCAATGCAGCCGCAACTGCCGCCTGCAGCCCCTGCGGCTGTGATTGTCTCCCGCTTCCGCCGTTGCCTCCGCCGCTTCCGGGATTCTGCGTGTCTTTTACCGCCCACGCATTATCTTTTAGCCAGCCTGTGGCACCGTCTTCGATAGAGACCTGTTCATTTTTGGCATTTGTGAATTTGTAAGTACCGTCTTCATCCGCTTTGATAGAACCGACCAAGATTTTTGCAATTTCCGATGGATTTGCTGCGTTGCCTTTTGTCAGAGCCGCTACGGTCTGCTGCATAATGTCAGCCTGTACCCGTTTAGCCTGCTCTTCTTTCCGAGCGTTTTCAGCCGCTTCGTACTTCTTGTTCAATTCGTCCAACTGTTTCTGCATTTTCTCGGCGGCGGTTTGGTCTCCTGTACCTTTCGCCGTGAGTTCTTCCACTTTCGCGGTGAGTTCGGTAATTTTCGCGTCAGCTTCATTTTTAGAAGTACGGAACTTTGCAGATTCACCGTTCAGTCGTGAGATCTCCGTTTTTACGGCTGATATCATCTCCGCGCCGTTTTCTAACTTACCTAACGTTTCATACAATTCTGCCAATGTCATAGCTAAGTACCTCCTGTGTACTGTGTAATAATGGGCTCCCGTCCCAATAAAAAAGACCGTTCTTTAACGCCTGCGGGCGGGCTCCTGTCCCGTGAAAAGGCAATATAAAAGCACTCGTAACGAGTGCTTTTTAAATAACAAAAAATTAAACACTTTTATACGCAACTACAGCAGTGTCATGATACCATTTTTGTCGAACTCCGGCTCTTTAAAAAAATCATTATAGCTTTTTACCGCTCTGGGCGGCGCTTCGGGTGTAAGCTGTAGATTTCCTTCTTCGTCTTCATAGTACCATTTTTTATTCGTAAGAAAATAAGGTCTATCAGCCAAATCCGACAGCGTGCACATTTTATCCATCTTCATTCCACCTCTCTAACCATTTTTTCAAAGCTCGCCCTAAGACATTAGTTTTGCCGCATCTCATGTTTGCATGGCATTCTGCAAAAAATTCAAACTCATCTTTACGACCATACTCAGACAAATACTTTGTATAATTTCTGAAATTCACCTTTTTATCGATTTCCTTAGCGCATGCTATGATTTCTTTTCGAATAAGCTTTGCTTGCCGTTTAAACTCATCGCCAACTGCCCACGTCGGTAAACCTTGTGTTCGCTCATACAAAGCGACTACCTCAAGAACATGTCCAAACTCGTGACTTGCAGTGTAGTGCAGAGCTTCTTTGTCAGCCGCGGGCATCTTAAACCCTGATTTTTCCTGCGCCGCAACGCTTGTTTTAATAGCCGTTACATCGTGTAGCAGCTTTGAACTCAGCCTCACCTTTATACTACCCGGGAGCATGCTGAATTGCGTAGCGCCATTCGCCACTCCGCTTAGATTCGTTTCTATATCAAGCCCATACTTTTCTATATGCTTTGCCAACTTCGGGTTGTCGTTAACGACTTGAAACACTTCCACCATATTAGCCTCTCTTATCGGTTCTTTCAGAGCTGATAGATCGACATTAACGCCCAAGCTTCGCAGTTCTTTTTCAAGGTCTTTTTCTTTTATTGTACCATCTTTTATCCTGCTTTTCATCTTTTCGCCGCTGTATCCGCGTGCTTTTTCTGTCCAGCTCCACCCTACTTTGACGTCTTTCTCGCCGTACACGCCAAGTATTCTTTGGCGGTTCGGAAGCGACTGCTTAGCAAGCCATTCTCTGCCACCTTCTTCTATTCTTGCGTGCGGTGTTTCGCTTTTCAGTAGTTTGGATCCCACCATCACTGGCCGCAGGTGACACATGCAGTTCGGATGAACGGGAAGCGTCGGTACTTTGTCTTTCGGAAATATCCCGGGCCCCATGCCGTACAAATCGGCTTCTGCATACATATCGCATATATCGCAAAACGGATGCGCCGTGGACATTTTCCACTTAAACGCTACACAGTCTTCATCAGTCGCCCATTTTGCCATAAAACCGTCATTATACGCTCTTGCCATTTCGGTACGTGCAATTCTGCGGGCAAAGTACCGCGTGCGCTCCTGTGTCGCTGTATAGACTGCTTTTTCAATGCGTTTTTCATTTCCTGACAGTACAGCATTCTTGACTTGTGTATAGGCCGCTTTCAATCCCTGTACATTCAGTTTCTTCAGGTTTCGTTCTACCGCCCGAAGCGTTTTATGAAACTCTGCGCCACCGTATTCTTTTGCTTTTGCAATTTGCGTCAGCTGTTTTAAAAAATCAGGGATATCTTGTTCCGGCAGTGTGTGTCCGTATCCGTAACCATCAAAAAGTGCAAGGGCCGCTTTCTGTATAGTCTGTCCTTTCTTTACCGCTTCGGCGATAACTGCGGCGGCTTGCTTTGTAACTTCTTTTGCGCCCTGCGTTGTCCTTTTAGACAACGCCAATCCGTCAGCAGCCCATACCGCAGTAGACGCTTTTTTCAGCAGCGGTTTGGCGACACCTACCGCGCCGCCTCTTTTCATTTCTCCGATTAGCTGCGGCTCTATCTCTCCTCGCATGATTTTCATAACCGGATACAGTTTGTAGGCTTCGTTTACAGCTTCTTTCGGCGTTTTCCCCGCTTTCAAAAGCCGTTTTATTTCTTCTTCGAAAGCTTTAATCGTCTTGTCCGTTTCCGTCAGGATCATCTACATCACCGTCTTCAAATGCACTGTTCTGCTTGCTCTCTTCAATGGCGGCCGCGACCTCCTCAATCATTTTGTCGTAAGTTTCCGGCGGCAGATTAGGCATGTACGCTTCCAGCACCTTCTTCAGGACTTCAAGCTTGTATGTCGGACTATCAAATCCGAGCTCAAGCGCTGCAGCCGCATTAGACAGTGAATCAACAACATCATTAATTTTAAAGTCACGCGGGTATTCGCAATTGTAATCGACCGTCTCACCTGACCACATCTCAAATAATTTAACGATGGCTTCGTCGGCATCCTCGCAGCGTACCGCAAAATCTGCCAGTCTTTTATTGGTTTTCTCAAAATCCCATTGCTTAGCTACGCCCGATTTACTTTTGTCACTTTGCACACCAATGACCGAATCCAGACCGGACATGCGGAACATTTCTTTTATGATCCTGTCCATCTGCTCGGTCAGCATTTCGGCAGGAGCGGCAGGCGGCGCTATGAAATCGGGAGTATGTGACGCGTCAGCCGGGTAAATCAGCGCATTATTCGTGCCAACTGTTACTTCGCCGGTGCCGTCATCTGGCATTGTCAGAATGCCAAAAGCCTGATCTCTCAAGAGTTGAGTATGCCAGCTGCAAAGTTGATACAAGAAGTAATTCGCCTGTGCTACCGATAAATACTCCGACGGCGGTTTAATAATTTTCCTGTCCGTGTTTCTTGCAAGCCACTGCACAGCCGGAACGCATCCGATGTTATGGTTACCAGTTGCCTTACCATCGCCATTCCCGATTGCCCACGAATCCTGCGTCCACGTATACGTCTCTGTGTTTTTCGCGTTCGCTCCTACCTGTGATGTCTCGGTGTACTGAAACATCGTTAAACGACCGTATCGGTCAATTGCCCAGTTTTTAATCTGCGCAGGTGTAATAATCTTTAAAAACGGCAGCTTGCGTCCTGCGACAGCGTCACTTCTGCGTTCCGCCAGTTCATCGCTGTTATCGACAACGATGTAGACAACACCGTATAGTTTTGCCTGCATAGCTGCCGATTTACAGAAATCCTGATAGTCTGTGCCGGTTCGGTCGCAGTCATCAAGAAATGCCTGAAACAGTGTTGAGCCGTTATAGTCACGCTTGATGTCATTTTTAAATATCGGGTCTACTGCAGCATTAACAATCGGCCCGGTGTAATTCAAGTAGTAAGCGAGCCCCTGTCGGTCTTTATAATTCGCCGGATCTTCCCGCGGATGTTGCCTGAGTCCGGCTCCGTTCTCAAAAAGCCCGGTGCCAAAATATGCGTCTGTCAACAAACTGTATTTATCCACTTCGTCACCTCAATATAAATTACTCCGCACAGCTTTTACTTTGAAACGTGCAGGCATTAGATCTTCACAGCCGTACCGGACGGCATCTATTGCATGATTGTTTTTATCCGGATAAGCGCTGATGTACTGTCCATCGCGCGTTGTTTCATATTCGTATGTTACGAACTCTTTATACGCATTCGGACAGCGCTTTTTATCTATGACAATAGCTGACAACCCTTGCAGCCATCGAATACCAAACTCGACACTGTCGGGACCTTTTTTAGCCGCTATAACTCTTAAGCCTAATTCATTTAACTCTTTGATCGACTTCGGCTCTGCGCTGTCCGCGCGAATTAGCGCCGTTTCTGTGATTTTCTTTTTTATTTTTGCCGCCGCTTGCCTGTTTATCAGCTTCGGCTGATAAATCTCATCGAAGATATACAGAATCTCTCGTTTCGAGTCATAGTGCATAGAAACAAAAGCCAGCGGGTCTACAGCGAACCCAAAATCCAAACCATACCGCCTGCGGTCAAACTGCTGTATTTCTTCGTCGGTAATCCGCTTCTCTATGACATTTTCAAAAACAGCTCCGCCGGTACCTGTGATTTCCCCGAGATATTCATGTCGGTATGCAGTTTCGTTTTTTGCTTTGAGTTTATCGGCTTCATAAATAAATTGCGGGCCTAACCAATCCGGATTGACACTTAAGTAGTCCGACCGGTGAACAAGTCTATCCTGCTCATCAAGCAGCATTTCTTCGTTTACCCAGTTATTCGCTGATTTCGGCGGATTGTAAGATGAGAAGCACCAGAATTTAGATCCTCCGCGCATAAGCGACTGATTCAAATTGCGAATTTCTTCCATTCCGGCAAACTGATCAAGTTCTTCGTACCAGACCACCCCGACATACCCGAACGGCAGCTTTATAGACTTAATTTTTGCTTTATCATCAACGCCAAAGAATAAAATCTTTTGCCCTGTTGCTTTTCTTATCATCTCCATCGGACTGATCGTCATTTTCCATTTATCCGATATGCGCAAAGCATCTAACGCCCACTCCATCTGTGTATAGACAGAGTTTCTGAGTGTGTTTGCGACTTTTCGCAAAATAACCGCGTGGCATTCCGGGTTCTGCATAAGCAGCAGCGGAATTTCAAGCGATACATAAGAAGACTTTGTACTTCCACGCCCGCCTGCCAGCACGTAATGCGTATGGCCGTGCTGTTTAACGTCTTTGTGTACAGAGAAGAACGAAGGCGCCATCTTTTCGCTAAGTTTAATTTGTATCATCGATAATCTGCACCTCTTCCGCCCCGATTTTACTATCCTGATCTTCGAAGAGGTGGTGGCGTTTACCCATAAGCTCTAATGCTTTTATACGATCTTTAGCCGATAAACGCTTTTTGATGATTTTTGATTCACTGAAACCGTCACCGACACCTTCAACGACGACAACCTCTTCTTTGAGTTCGCCTCTTCCTGCTTTAGACAACAGATACTCAACTTCTTTAGCCGACATAATCGTTTTGTCATAGTATTCATCACGCATTTTCTTAATACGACTTTGAATCTCAAGTTTTCTCAAGTTTTGATTAGCAATTCTGTCAGCCGTTCTTTTGCTGTATCCGGCTCTTATAGCTGCCTGCGTTGCGTTTAAATCAATCAGGTACTCAACACAGAATTTTTCTTGCCTTGGTGTCACACCACCACCTCCTTTCTCCTGGACAAACGAAAAGCACACACCGGGGAAGGGCATGTGCTTTTCTAAAATTGGGGAGGAAAGTATCTCGCGATATTTTCACAGTATCATAATAACACGTTTTATAGTGAATTATAATGAATTTTAGTGAACTCTTTTTCTAAATCTTGTAATGCCTTTCCGTGTAGTTTATAGACCCACCTTATCGTGTAATTCATCTCTACCGCTATCTGCTCCCACGCCTGAATCAATATGTAATACCGATACAATACACATCTGGCGCTCTTGTCTTCTACTTTGTCAATCAGTGCTTTAGCATTATCTCTCTTGTCAATCAGCTCATCCCGCGCGGCATTCACCTTTTCGATCTGCGAGTCCAACTTGTCAACGATCTCATCAAGCGTAGCTAAGTGATTTGACTGTATCTTGTCACCAAGCTTCGGACTTGAGATGTTATACGCTCTGCGCCTCAAGTCTTCTAATTCCTGCTCGTATGCACGCAGTAATCTGTCCTGTTCTCTGACCGACCTCAAAAACTCTTTAACCGCCATTTCTCCTCCTGCTTGCTGCTACGCACAATGCTGCTGTTACGACACCGACGGCAGCACCGATCCACGCGCCGATTACGAAAATCAAAATCTCTGTCATTTCTCGTCAGTCCTTTCTAATAGATGCTCAATATACCATCTGGCTTTCTTCAAATCTTCTGTTCCGTTCTTCTGCTTCCATCGCCACAGATACTTAATCGCATTCGCCGTACACACCGCTTCGATACCGCTCAAATCACTTGTTGCCGTTTCAATCGCATCGATACATTCTATGCGGCCTTTATTGTAGTGCGGCGGCCTGTTCACCATGTCCGCACTATTCATCGCACACCTCAATGACCAATTTACCATCCCCGCTTGTCACCGCCATAACCTCAAAATCCACAAGCCAGTACGGGATTTTTTCACATTGGCCTTCAAACATCACTTTGTACGTTTGACCGTATAGCCCCCTGCTTTCTCTGATAACTCGTGTTGTGCTATCGTCCGGAATGAATCTCAGTAACTTCTTTAATTTCATTTTCTATCTCCTTTTCAACTAACAACTTAACTGCGTTCATCATGGCTTCCTGCCCGTTTTCTTTTCGTTTCAAAGCTTGCATAACCAATTCATCTACAGTGCCTTTCGCGACTAAATGATGTATGATAACCGGCTCTTTCTGTCCTTGCCTTTCCAGTCTTGCGTTTGCCTGCTGATACTGTTCTAAGCTCCACGTCAGCCCAAACCACACAATGATGTGTCCGCCTGCTTGCAAATTAAGTCCGTATCCCGCGCTCGCCGGGTGCGCTATGAGTAGTTTTACCTTTCCGTCGTTCCACGCCCTTATATCCACTGAATTTTGCAATTCCTGTGCGTCCGGGAACGCTTCTTTAATCCGATCTTTGTCATGCTTGAAATTGTAAAAGACTAAAATCGGATTTCCGTCATTTGCTTCTACGATTTCTTTTAGCGCTGTGATTTTCGCGTCATGAACCGGTATAACTTTTTTATCGCCGTCGTACACAGCTCCATTTGCCAGCTGCAGCAATTTATTACTGACCGCTGCCGCCGATAAAGCTGTTATCTCCTCACCGTGTAACTCTGTGACGTACTCCCGCTCAAGTTCCCGATATGCTTTCTGTGATTTCTCATCAAGCAGTACCGGGACTGTAACCGGCGGAAGTTTATCAGGCATCAGACGGTAGTCTTCAGCTTTCAAGCTGATACAAATATCTGATACCTTGTCATAGATTTCTTTTTCGGCCTCTGGACTCCGTATCCGGTAGCTGTAAACCACCGGACCGTTCTGCTTATCCGGCACAAAATAATTGTTCCGGTATTCTGTCAACGTCCGGCCAAGACGTTTGCCGCCGTCAAGCAGGTACAGCTGCGCCCACAGATCCATCAATCCGTTTGGCCTCGGTGTGCCTGTCAGCAAAACAATTTTTTTGAAGCATGCCCTGACCTTTCGCAGCGCTTTCCACCGTTTCGTGCTTGCATCTTTGAAACTTGTACTCTCATCAATGACAAGCATGTCGAAATCGGGTTTATACCGCAGGTACTCAAGTAACCACACGACATTTTCGCGATTAATGATGTAGATATCTGCTTTTCTTGCCAGTGCCTGCAGCCTCTGCGCCCGTGTCCCCAGAATTGCAGAAAACGTAAGACTCTTAAAACAATCCCATTTTGACGCTTCATCCTGCCAAGTAGCTTCAGCTACTTTCTTCGGCGCTACAATCAATACTTTGTTAATCGATAATTCGTCAAACATTGCTTGAAAGATAGCCGATAGCGTTGTAGATGTTTTACCTAATCCCATGCCCAGAAATATCCCGGTTCCTTGATTTTTCAAGACGTGTTCAATCACGGCTTCCTGATATCCATGCGGTGTATATTTCATTTCGCAAGTCTCCTGACAAATCCTTCTACCGACTTCAAGTTATCGATAGTAGCTATCCGACATCCTCGTCGATACAGATCTCTAATAACCGCTCTCTGCAGCCGTCTCGGCTTCTTCCCCGGCGCCTTCATCTCTGCAAACCCGATTTTCCCGCCGGGAAGAATGACAATCCTATCCGGCACCCCAGCAATTCCGGGGCTAATAAACTTAAGGCATATCCCGCCACACTCCTGCGTTTTCTGAACTAGGTGTTTTTCTACTGCATATTCTTTCATTTTCACCTCATAAATATACAAAGGCTTTTCCCGCCTATATATAAGAATATAAATCTTTATTTCGCGCGCTACGCGCGCACGCGCGAAGACCCCTACGGATTATAGAGTTATAGAAGAAATAAATGATCATGTGTCTATTATTTTCTTCTATAACTCTATATTTCAATAATCCTCCATAGAATAATTGGTAACATTGGTAACATTTGGTGTTTTTCACAGGTACTATCGGCGCTTGACCTGTTACCAATTCCGAAAATAATTGGTAACATTTGGTAACATCTGGTAACAATTCTCTATAACCTCTATAAAATTCAAAACCCATAAATAATTGGTAACATTGGTAACATTGGTAACATTGGTAACACTTTTTTCACGAATTGGTAACACCTGATTATTCTTTTTTCTTTCGAATAAAAGCCCTTTGAAGCCCGTATAAATTACCGAATCGTAATTTCCCTTGACTGTCTTTGTATTCCGTCCACCCTTTCAGCTGCTGTAAAATACCGTTCATCTCGCGGGCGTCAGCATTTCTGAAGCCTTGCCTTGTTCCGTCAAAAACTTCGCACCATATTTCCAGCGCGCACACCCGGCTCCTTGCCACCGTTCCTTCCGGATAACCTTCTTCGCCGTGGTGCTTGAGGTAGTCCCGCCTGTCGTAAATATCCATGTCATCCCAATTCGCAGGTAACGGTATCTTCAGATACTCTAAGACCAGCCCGAGTTTCTCTCCGCCCTCTGTGTGTGCGTCCTGCAGCTCTCTTGCGACCTTCGCGGAATCGGCCGACAAGTACAGATTTTGATCTGTTTCATATAGCTGCTTGACCTCTGCCCATACCTGACCGATGAAATCATCTGTCAAATCGGACAGCGGACGTTTGCCGTCACCCAAGCAGAAGACAGGCAGGAAACGACGCCCGCCGGTACGGTCTTTGAGAAAGATGCTGTCGTTCGTAGTAGCCGCGAACACACACTGCCGCGGATACTCTTCTGTACGCCGTCCGTAGGGTGCCCGGAACTTGTCCGTCTGCCGGGAGAGAAAAGCTTTAATCATGTCGTTATCCGCCTTTTTAGACGCCTGCATTTCGGACAACTCAATAATCCAGCTGCCCTGCAGCTGCTCCATCGCTTCCTTGCCTTGAAAACTGACGATGCTGTCATTAAACCATTTTCCGCCCAGCCTGCCTAAAATCGTACTTTTGCCTATACCTTGCGGCCCGCTAAGCACTATGCACGAGTCGTATTTGACTCCCGGGCGCTCTATACGGGCCACAGCGGCCTTGAGCCACGTCCGCGTGACATCTTTTACGTACTGTGAGTCCTTGGCGCCTAAAAAGTCAATAAACAGCGTTTCTGCTCGTTTGACTCCGTCCCACCGCAACGACTCTAAATAGTTCTGCACCGGGTGCGTTTTGTGCTTGTACATAACTTCCACCAGCGCGTCATCGATGACCTGCCGGGCGGCCAAATCGTAATATTTTGCTAAATAGTTACGCAGACCGGCGTCATCAGTATCCCGCCAGATGTTGTCGGTACCTTTTTTCCGCCACGGCAGATCCTTTTTGACAATAAGCCTCCGGGAGAATAGGTCGAGTCCGAAAGTGCCCTTGAGCTGCGGATCGTTCTCGAGAATAGCAATAAAATTCCCTGCCACCGGAAGTATCGGTGCGTTCTTCCCGGAGCCTCTTGTCAGCTCACTCATCCAGTCCATATCAGCATCATCGGCGCTGAATCCGGACTCTTTGAAACTCTTCTTGATATCTTCAGCCTGTTCGGCGCTTATTATGCGTCTTGTCGCTTCGTCTTCCCCTGCCAGTTTTACCATCGCTGTGTATGATGGCATTTTAACTACCGGAGTGCTTTCGACGGCATCCGCGTCAAGAGCTCCGAACTTGTGAAGCCTAACTAAATCAAAAGCGTTACAGAGCTTTCCGCCGGCAGGGTCCGTCGAATGGTGCGAATAAGCAAACTTATCATCGTACACAACAAGCCCGGCGCTTGTGCTGCCTTTCGTGTACGTGTACCGCCCTTCTACCGCACAGGCGGCGTACTCATCACTGAGGAACGTCTCTATAGCGTCTTCAATCGTGTACGCCCGGCAGAACGCGCCGATAAGCCCTGGCTTGGTCAGCGGGTCTCCTTGCTTTTTTGCCGCTGATACCGCGATACTCGCTTCTTTTTTCGAAGTAGGCCACAGCGACGTGTCGTGCCAGTCTTCGTACCTGTTCAGAACGTCATCGGCATTAAGAATCGGCCCGTCATTGTATCTGAAGATAAACTCGCCATCTTGCGGCTTACTTGGCCAGTACATGAGACGTTCTGGCTCATATGTCGTAGAGTCCATCGCTTCAATGCTGATGTCTTTCGCTAAAAGCCTTGCAATAGCTTTGTATTCATCGGCCGTTACGGGCCTGTCAAGCGGGATGAGCACGCGGTAGCGCGGAGCAGCAGCGGTGTGGCTGTGTGTTGTGTACAGCCCCCATGCTACGTTGCCCATCCCAATATCCAGATCAGTCAGGAAGTCGTCATCGGGACTGTCGGCATCAAGGCAGACAACCTGCCTATATTCGACGTTCTGCTTGAGCCGCTGGCCGTTTTTGAGATATCCGCAGACAAAGCCTCCG